AGTTGCTATTTTTACTGCAAGTGTTGTAACGGTTTTGCTTCTCAGAAATAGAAAGGATCAATAATATGCCAAAAACAAGTAACGGCGATTTTAATCAGAAAGAATATAATGCAAAGTGGCGATCAGAAAACATGATGAGAGTATCTGCTACATACAAAAATGAATTTGTTTTGTCATTTCGCGAAGCGTGCCAAAAACTCGGAATAAGCCAAGCTGAAGTTATCCGAAATGCAATGCAAGATGCTATTGACCAAGCAAAAAACAAATAGAAGTTGACCGGAACATAAGAAAAACCGCTTAAATAGCGGTTTTACTTGTTATGGAGCGAGTTAGCAGAACTAGTCTGTTCTACTTCTGCAATTGGCACGTCTCTAGCAGGTCTGCCAGAAGTAGAACCAACCAATGACACCGAGGAAGACTTCAAATAGCAAAAACCCACCAATGCGATGGGTTCTTTTTTATGCAATTTCTTCGAATGTTTCTGTATCTTCCTCGTTTTCAAAGCGCATGATAATAGAGATATTATTCATATCGTCGAAGCACGCCAGGAAGTAGTCCAAGAAAGGCGTATATTCGCCCCATTTTAATGATAAACGATTGCTGCAGATAAAGTCGGCATCATAGTTGAAGCGCTGAAGAACTGGTGCAGCGAGAAGAGAAGCGAACACGCGGTCGCCGTCTTTGCGTTCTGGTTCAGCTAGGTCTATATTTATCAATTTCTGCGCGTTCTCAATTGTCATGTTTCCGACAGAAGTAACGCCATTGCGATATTTTCCGATTAACTGTTCGGAAATTCCAGACTTCTTACTGAGCGAATAAGCAGTCTCGCTGCTGTCTAATACTTCCTGGACCATTTCAATTAGATTAATCTTTTCCATTTTTCCCTCCTTTAGAAAACGATTTCCTTTATTGATTGTAATTGTTCGTGATTTAATACTGTTGCCTTTGTTAAGTTGATATGTAGCACGTTTCTAATTGCGTTGTATTTTTCAGCCCACTTCTTAGTCTTCTTATGAGATACGATGTAATACACCTGTGCGCTGATTTTCTTATCTTCTAATTGGTCATCAGTTTTATCTGCCCATTCAAGTAGTGACTGGATCATGTTACTTGCCTGTTGCATTGTCATGAATTGTTTGTTCTGATAATATTCGTAAATTAGTTCTGGACATTCTTCTTGTTTCTTACTGATTAGGCTTTCGATAAATTTTTCTTGTTTGTATGTCATTTTTGTCATGATTTTTAATGCCTTTCTTTTTACATCTATATACTATCATTATTTATAGTATATGTCAATACATTTACTATAAATATTTTTAGTAAATATTTTACAGAGATTATTAAAAATGAATAATATATTGGTCAACTTTTTGGTCAACTTTTTTAAAAAATCGCGGTCTGTCGATGCACGGATATGCAGTAAAATAGCGGTCCTGTAACGTGCTGTCATTGGCAAAACAACGCTCAATCAATTCTCATCACTCGCTCCATAACAAAATAAACCGCTTAAATAGCGGTTTTTATTATGCTCCGGTCAACTTTTGGTCAACTTTTAGACAGTTTTTCGATAATGTTAAGCATTTCCGCATCTGTTTGTTCTAATAGATGCGAATACGTATTAAGAGTGATATCAATCTTACTGTGGCCAAGATGTTTTGAAACTGCAATGATGTTACATCCATTACTTATTGCATTTGTAGCGAAGCTATGACGAAGCCCATGTATCGTTACTTTCTGATTAATTGTAGCTGCTTTTTTCTTGGCTCTATCAAATTCACGCTGGATCCCTGAAATGGAAAGCGAGTGTTCAGAGCCAAACAAGTAAACTCCATCTGTTTCTAGTAATGGTTTAATCGCATCCATAACAATACCTGTTAAATTGATTTTACGGGGCTTTCCTGTTTTTGTGGGTAATTCTCCATTTGAGAAATGTTTGATTGATTTAACGATGTTTGCAGTGCGTTCTTCAACGTTTATATCATCATGATGCAAAGCCATTGCTTCACCACGTCTACATCCTGTCCAATACAAGAAGATGAAGAACTTCTTATATATTTCTATTTCTACATATTTTAAGAATGTATTGAATTCACCGATGGTCCAAACCTGTTGCTCTTCCTGGATTTCTCTCGGTCTCTTTAATGGTTTTAGAACATGATCAACTGCAGGTAGTCCATAGAATTTGTTTGCATAGTTAAATACAGCTCTGACATATTGGACGGTTGTATTTTTTGTTCTAAATGCATAATTATCATTTTTAGATAGTTCTGCTCTCCAAGCATCTAATTGCAATGGAGTTATTTTTTTGATAGGCATTTCATAATAATCTGAAAATCTTTGAAGAAAGTGTGTTCTTTTGATTTTGCGCATTGTATCAGATGATTCTATACTGCTCATATATTGCTCTGACATTTCTCTAAAGGATAACTCACCAGATGTGTCTTGCGTTATTCGTTGTGCATCAGCTTCGGCGTGTAATGCATCACGTTTCGTTTCAAAGCCACGTTTCTTCTTCCACGAAACTTTATTTGTAATTGGATTTTTTACTTTAAATACGTAATACCAAAGCCCTGTAGACTTATCTTTTGCGACGGACATATAAACCTACTTTCTGCGATTTTTATTAACTCTTTTAGTATAATAATAAAAATTTATATGTTGATAACTTAGAGTTTTCCACATATAAATGTGGGAAAATCTATTGAATAATTAAACTTGCTGTGATATAAAATAGGTAGCTGATCTGCCATGAGTAGAAACAGTTCCGAAGATCGGTATAGTAATACCGGTTTTCGTTTTTATATAGGTATATTTTTATAATACTCGTATTGTTTTAACTTTTTCTCAAGCTCGAGAGGTTTAGTGAATTTGTATGCAGTTACAAGAACATAGTTAGTATTTCTTTGTTCTAAAACAACAATATAGCTCTCTTTTTCAAATAGAATGTGTATTCTATTTTTTACTTTATAAATTTTTAGACCATTGCAGCATCCATCTTTGCATTGATAATTTTCTATAACTTTACGAATCCATGCGATTCTTTCTGCACGAGCATAATCGATTACTCTATTTTGAAAATTTGTATTATGATCATCAAAAGTGGTTATGTGATAGAAAGATTGCTCCCATTTACCTATTTTAGGGTTTGTGACGTAAATGACATCTTTCCCTAGAAATTGCGGCTTTGTTAAGTTGAAGTCTGTATTAAATATATTGTATAAGCGGTCTAAATAAGAAGATGTTAATTCCCCACGATTTTGTGGAATTGTTGGTGGCAACCAGTAACAATTATTGTGCATAATAATTTGGTCTCCATTTGAAGATGTTAAACTTCTTCTCTGAAAGTAACGTACTGACTGTGAGTGTATATCCAGATCTCTTTTTTACTAACTCAATGACTTCTTTTTTTGCTGAACTACCAATAGTGTCAATGCTATTTGCACTCTTAACAGCACCAATAAGGATATCTACAAGTTGCATTACTTGAACTTCTTCAGACCGAATAGGCTGGATTTTCTTAATTATGCTGCGCTTAAAATCATATTGTGAATTACATAATATACATAGCAATTGCTGTGTTTTGTCATAAGAACGAGTATCTTTTATATCAACATAAAAATTGTATGAATCAATAGGAGATAAAATTCCTTTCATCATTTCCCAGTAAATTTTGTAATACCATTCATCGTGTGTTTGATTATATTTTACATGATCTAGTTTTGTTTTATCGGCGATAATACATCTAAAATTAATGTCGTCATCATCAAAAAAGTAGTTTATTAAATCAATATACAAATCTAAACGTGCTGGACTTAGCTTTGACCATTTTATTTCAACATTTTTATTAATGCCATACGACTTTTTAATTTCAGAAATTCGTTGATTAATTTCTTTCTTCTTATTCTTATCAAGATATATTCCACCAATTACCATATTAGGAAAATTGTCATGCTCCAGATGGCAGCTTTCATCACAGTAGACGTTATACTCCATAATCTTTCTCCTTTAGAACTTTCTTCTTAGTTCAATTACTTTTCCTATAATTGCCACAGGTTTATCCTGGATGTCGGACTGACTGAAAAACATTGGTGGATATGCAGGGTTCAATGAATGCAAGATGATACCATCATTATTCTTAAATAGTTTTTTGCAGCAAGCTTCATCACCATTAACTTTTGCAATGACGATATCACCATTATTAGCGTCTGATTGGCTTTTGACGATAACGATATCATTTTCGTTTAAATCTGGCTGCATTGAATCGCCTTTGATTCGTAATGCTAAGTATGTTCCAGCTTTCGCTAATTTAGGATCTATTTCTTCCCATTCATCTGGATCATCATAGTTAACTTCTTCAATTGCTAAATTAGGGATGCCTGCTCTACTTGTTCCAAGAATAGGGATGAGAGAGCCTTTTTTAATTTTATCTTTCCAGTCAGAACCGAATTTAGACATGGAAGAAGTAGAATAGTGCGCTTGTACATCTTCTATTGTTGTGACAAACATATTATCTTCGGCGAGTTTGGAATAAAGCTCATCATCTGTTTTATATTCTGATGTTCCCTGTAGCCAATCAGCTTTTACGCCGAAGTAATTGGCTATCTTCTGTAACTTTTCATATTTAGGAGATGATTTTCCTCTTTTCCAATCGCTGAATGTTGATGGTGGAATACCTGTTGCTTTTGCAACATCTGAACTTTTAACACCTGTTGAGTTTAATAATTCTAAATATCTTTCGTACATTTTGTGGTCTCCTTTCAAAAATTTAGAAAACCTAAAAATATGCGTTGACAATTTAGAAATCCTAATATATAGTAATAATGTAATTAGAAAATCTAAATTAAAAACACCTATTTTATATATATTTTCTTCGCAAGTTAATTATATATAGGATTTCCTAATTACACAATGAAATATATAAATTTTTCTAGAAAGGAGTGAGGAAATGCAGCCGAGTTATGAAAAATTTGAAGATTTTTTGAAACAAAAAAATGTATCAGTCAGCACAATTTGCATAGAAACTGGAATACCAGGAAGTACATTCAGCGATTGGAAAAAAAAGAAAAGTTACCCTAAGGTCGCAAAACTATATAAGATAGCTAATTACTTCGGTGTTCAAATGGAAGATTTATTAAGCAACACAGGAGATTAATTAATGTGGTTATTTGATTTGATTGAAAACAAGAATATTAGTAATAGATGCTTTTTTAGAAAGAAAAACGGAAGCAAAGAATTCGTACTCTTCTTGATAGGGGATTATATCTATATCGCCGATTCAAAAACAAAAGAGAGTCCAGGCATGTGGACTCCATCGATAGATGATCTAAAGGCGGATGATTGGTGTTTCTTAGAATGATTATCCAAGTAGCGTTTTAGACAGTACATTCGTTGCAATGGTAGTCAACATTTCGATTGAAATGCTCGCGACCTTTGAAGAGATTTTCTTTGTAGCAGACCAAACTT